TCTGGGCTCTCTACCCTGAACTGGAAGGTAACCTCCCTGTCGCGCAGGCCCCACGCACTCCCATCACACGTGCTGAAGACGTGCCCCTAGGCAAGACCTATACTCACACCAATAAGGGCGTCTCCACCACCTACGGCCACTGCGGTGTCCAATTCGCGGCTGGATACGGGCCAGAGAGTGATTCACGCGAATCGCTGGTTCAAGCCCAGCAGACTCTTCACGAAGCCTCCACTCTTGCTGGGGTACCGACTAGTGCAACGGTCTTCTCCGTCCTGGCCAAACCTTTGCACATGCCTCGCAAGTCCAAGCTTGTCCCCCACGTCTTGCATGGCACATTCCCCCCTTACACGACGCCCCCAATTCTCGGCCCAACACCAGAGAATGGTTATGTCGATCCACTGGATGTCTACCACGCCAAGCTCGTTCCCCCAAAACTTGATGAGTCTGTTGACCACCACCTCCTTTCCCTCTGCTCCAAAGCCGTCCTCAAAAATGTCCGGCAAGGTAGAGAGATTGGTCTATGGGACATCACCCGTGGCGTCGAGGGTCATGACCACATGAAACGTCTCGACCACACTTCGTCCGCCGGTATACCTTGGAACACCTGGGCGACACTTGAAGGCAAACCAACCAACAAAGGAACATGGATCGGGTCGATAGACCACCCTGTTGACTATCAAAACTCCATTCTGCACACCTATGTTACCAAAGAGATTGATATGCTCACCCAGGGTATCACACCTGATTGGGTCGTCACGGAGGCACTGAAGGATGAGTCCGTCACCTTTGAAGCCGCCGCCGCGAACAAGACCCGTGTGTATTTCGTCTCTCCACTTGATCAGGCCATTGTTCTGAGGATGCTATTTGGTGACATTGTTGTTGCCACGTCCCGAGCCCGAGCCAAGTACCCCGGACAAGCTTCTATATCGGTTGGTTTCTCCAACAAAGAGTTCCTCCACCATGTCATAGCCAAACTGTCGAAGACATCCGCTGTTTTCGCACATGACCAATCTGGTTTTGACAGACATCAGACGTATGTTATATCTCAACACATCGTCGATGCCGTTAATGAATGGTATGGTGACGAAGGATCTCCACTCGCCACCGCAAGGCGCACGGCACTTC